TCAGCTGCTAATTCCATTCTGGATTACAACACCAGAGAGGATCGCCATGTTCGCTTAGTAGGCACTGCGAGTCGGGAGCATACAGGGTTTAGTGAAACATCCCTTGTTGGTGCGGCAAACGGGCTGAAATTCAAAGTAAGAGTTTCTGGCTCGTTCTCGCAAAGCTCCCGTATGGTGGTAGGCGTGGATCTTAAACTTAGGTCCGCTGCTTCCTACAGTGTTCTTGATCACCTTGGATTAAAGGTTGAAGCTCTCCCTGCTACTTTGTGGGAGCTGACGCCTTTTTCCTGGGCTGTCGATTACTTCGCTACTGTAGGCCCTTGGTTAGATGACATGTTTTACACGCTACCTGGCGTAGTAAAATATTGTTCTCTAACCCAGAAGTACCTTGGCGTCTCTATCAATACTCCCATTTTGGTACCCAATTCCGGTTATACATACGCCGGACCTGTGTCCCCTGGGGAATTGATTAAGGGTCGCCTCACTCGCTCTACAGGGTCCTTAACTTCCGTGCGACCAATCCGCATTAAAAGTGTGGATGAAATCGCTAACCACGGGCTGAACAAGCTTCTTAACTTGTCGTCCGTATTGGCTCAAAAGTGGGGACCGCACCTCTAGTGACTCAGAGATGTGTAGCTGCTTAGAGTTAACTTTTGAAAGGCCTTACAATGGCTTTTGCACCTGCTTCACCAGCCACAGGAGCGGTGGTCACGGGATTAACTTCCCCGACCTATACTCTTACCGCAGACACTGCCCCGAACATTAATGGCAAGCAGTACGCCATCAGTGCTCTCGGCGGTACCCAGACGGGCGTCGACGTTAACAGCGTTTCAAAGCCGTTTACGATGACGTTCTTCCGGCCTCCGGTATTGAGGACTCTTCCGCAAGCAAACCCTGTTACTGGGGTAATCAAGAACGTGCCCGTGAACGTGTACAAATTCATCACACGTAAAGGGGCCGCTCCGGCGCTCAATCAGTCTATCATGGTTCCTAAAATTACCACGGTGATTGAATGTCCTGCCGGCGTTGATACCTATGAACCGGAAGAAGTTCGCGCCATGATCAGCGCCCATTTTGGCGTTGGTTGGGAACAAGCGAGCGGTATTTCGGTCACAGTGTTGACGGGTGTTCTGTAATGGGTGGCATCGGCAAATGGGGTATTGTCCTGATTGTGGTGACTTGTGCGACCTATATGGTCTCCAACGTCCCCGCAGTCTTGGCGGACCCCATTATAGTTGCTCTTGCCCAGTTACGCTCGAACACTGCGATCGCGACACCTCCCCTCGTTACACTCCAAGATCCGGAAGTTTCTGGAACTACGGGAGTAACGTCGGGGAAGAAGGCTAAATAGTACTAGCCTTAGGGCCGGGTAGTTCCCGGTCTAGCGATTTCTTGGTTAATGTTACATCATCGGGAGTTGTCCTGTGAGTAAAGTAACTAAAGACTGTGGTGAGTATCGGCTGAAAAGCCTGTTTACCACAATGTTAGATGAGCTTCTAGTCGAAAGGCAGCGTAGCGCTGCTGCTAATCGACTTGTACAACGTGCTCGTAAAAGAGCACGCTTCCTTCGGGAAGATCTTCGCCCTCTTGCTATAGCCAATTTTGTGGCTACGAATGAACTGGTGAAT